GTCTCCATATTCATCATTAAACCTCTTGACAAATGAATTGTAAACAATGTTATCCATTGGAACCATTTTTTCGTCAAGTTTTTCAGAAGACATTTTTTCAACAAGCCCATTTTCCAAAAGAATTTTAGATTTAATAGACACTCTATTATTAAAGATTTGTGCAACCGTGGCCAAATCTTTATAGTTTGGAACAAAATTAGAAAAAGCTTCAACAGTAAAAAATTTACGAATTTTTCTGGTTAGAGCATTTTGTTCAGATAGCAAACCCTTTTTGTCAAGATCTCTATGGCGAATTTTTACTTCATTAATAATTTTTTCAGCTGTTAAAACATTTACATCTTTTGTGTGAGTAATGGCACGATAAAGTTTTAACTCTTTATACATTTGAGAATTTCGCGAAAAAGCTTCTTTGACAAGAGTGATTACTTTGACTTGTTGTTCCTTGTTTTTTGAAAGAACAGCTTTGGTCAACTCTTGAATTAAAACTTCATAAAGAAATGCACTATTTCTTTTTTTATTGTGCTTAAATTTTGCCATTCTTTTTATCCTTGTTACCCTTTTTCTCAAGATTTTCGATTATTCGTTGAATTTCAACGTCATTTTCTAAAATCTCAAGCTCTTCTTTCTTATACTTCTTATCATAATTAGTTTCTAAGTTTTCGTAAATTCCTCTTGCAAGCTGATTCAGTTCGGATTGCCCCTTAAAAAGATTTCGTGGAGTGTTCTTTCCAACTTCTTCTGCATATTTTCCTCGATAGCTTCGTTTCCTAGCTCCCATATCGCGCTTATCGGATTTAACAGGTGTATATTTTTTACCTTTTGCGCCAGGAGTTGTGTAAGGTTCTTGATCTGGCCTTCGCCACTGTAAATCATTTCTTTTGGCAGGAGCCTCCATCCCTGCGGCTTCGTCAGCTGGTGCGGCCAAAAGAGTTTCTTCTTCGCCCCCTTCGCCGCCAGCACCCGGCTCTGCGCCTGGCATACCTGCCTCTTCACCTGGCATATCCATCTCTTCACCACCCATGCCACCACCGCCCAGTGGCATTTCGCCGCCCATGCCGCCCATGCCCATGCCGCCAGCTGCGCCCATAGCTGCGTCACCACCAGTGGCCGCAAACTCTAATGCACCATCAAATTTTCTATCGTAAAACATTTCTCTTTGATTACGAACAGTTTCTTCATCAGATAAATCAAAAATATGTTTTGCAACCCAGCGACGACTAAAATATCCTTCAGTAGCAGTTGAAGCGATTTCAAATTTTGTGCGCCAATGTTCAAGCTCTTGCAACTCAGCAAGTTTTGAGGGATTATTTAATCTTAGCTTAAAGGAAATAAGATCTTTATTTTTATATCCAAGAGTATACAAATGAATTACTGCAATTTTTTCTAATTCCGAAACAATACTTCGTTGTAATCTGGTAATTGTTCGTGAAAATCGAATATCACGTTGAGCTAAGGTAGATTTATCTTCTGAGCCTTCATCGCCTTGTGTCAGATAAGAAGCCGGAATCTTAAGAGCAGAAAATAATTTATCTCTAAGATATTTTACATCATCTACATCTCCGGTATAAGTTCCACCAGGCAATGATTCAACTTTAGTGTTTGAAGTGCCACCACGTACAGGAATAAAATAATCTTCATCAACACTCATAGGATTATATCGCAAATCAACTCGGCCAGTATCCTGATCAATAACTTGATTTCGCTTCATTTGCGTAACAATTCGCTGCATATGCTGTTCCACTTCTTTTTCAGGAATGCCACCAACATCAATATAAAAAATTCTACGCTCTGGAGAACGTACAACACGATATGCCATCATTGCATCCTCTAGTAATTGAAGTTGCCGCCAAATGCGTCGGCAAGCTTCTAAAGCTGAAGTTCCATAAGGAGCATATTTATCATTTCCAAGAATTCTAAAATGGGCGATTTGCCAATTCTCAAATGTTAAACCACCACTATTCCATTGAAACTGAACATAATTTGGATTTGTTTTATCTTCACCCTCTAATCGTTCAATTTCAGCTTGAGGTAAACCAACTACTGATTTAACTCCAAGGCTTTCATCGATATCCAAGTATAGAAAGTAATCTCCATATTTACACATACTCCGACACCAGCCAAATATATTGAATTCAATATTGAGAACACTAAAAAAGAGAGAATGAAGAATTGCTTTAATTTCTTCATTAGGACAATTGATTGTAAGCAATGGTTGAACTGGCGATGATACGGTCATTTCGTCAGCATAGATATCCATTGCTGATGCAATTTCTGGCATGTATTCCATTTGATCAAAATCAATATATCTTTCTGCTCTTGCAGCATTTGCTGTAGCATTTGCATAAAGATTATCAAACGGATTATAAGAAGTTTTTTTAAAAGTTAAACCTGCGGCGGATTGAAATTTATATTTATCCAATTGCCATCGCTTGAGTTGTCGAGGATTTTGTCGTTGATATTGTGTAAGAGGCCCTGACAATAATTTTGTTAAAGCTTTGTAAAGAAACGAATCAGAATCTCTTGGGTTTTTAGTATTTTTTGAGTTAGTGTTATCTGGGTATGCCATTTTTTATCCTTTTATTAACCAGCCAAATTCTTTATAAGTTTTTTCAGCTGCCCTTATTTTATCAAAAGATTCAACCTTTTTGTAGCCCTGCATACCAGGAATTAACGTATTCATTTTTGTATTTGAACTAATCATGGAATTTAAAAATGCTCTTTTGTATTGTAAATCTTTTGTATTCTCTTCAAGAACAGTATCACGAACCCAACAAGCAATTGCCAAAGACATCACTAAATCATCATTATAACCGCGTTGAGCCTCTGGCCTGCCATTTCTCCAAACAAAAGTTTTTAACTCTTGATATATCCTAATAGAATTAAGAGTAATTAGTCCATTTCTTATGAACTCTTCTAACTTTGCAACAATTAAAGGACGTGTTTTTTGTGAAGTTGTAAAACCTGGAACAGAGTTTGACACATTTTGCGCTTCATATTGTTCAATATATTCGTGAGTTCCTTTAGTAGAGTAATATAGATTTGGATAACCGGCATCAATGAGTTTTTCCAAAACTGAGAAGCCGATGTTATTGTTTTCGACAATGAGCATTGCGTCTCCGTATTCTTTTCCTGCGTCGAATAAGATTCGTGAAAATAAATCGGTCGTAGGTTTTCCGCGATATTCTGCCACTTGTTCCATCGTCTTTGTATTGAATATATGGAAAACAGAATAATCATTTCCATCTCCCCGCGCAACATCACCAACAAGTAAGTATTTGTTCTCTGGAATATATTCTTCCCAAATCCAAAAATTTCTATCAAAACCTGTTTGATGTTTTGGCGACGCGCAGACTTCTGCTAGTTTTTCTAAATTATCTGGGTGGATTACTGTCTCTCCAGATGCATTAAAGTTGCATTCGTATTCTTGAGCAATTTTTCTTCGTGACAGATTTCTTGTTGTTGCTTCAAACCATTCTTTATCTCTTTCTGGATGAAGTGTCCAGTGAAGTTTTGTTGGGTGAAAATCATTTTCGCCTGTTTGGGATGCAATGTAAGTTTTATGGAACCAATTTCCCACACCATTCGGAGATGAAAGAGCGACGCACCGACCGCCGGCTGCCATCGTTGGTTGAAGCGCAGTCCACAATTCATCAAGATTTTCAACATGTGCAGCTTCATCGATTACCAACAACGACAATGCTTCAGAACGACCAGCATCCACAGATGTTGCAGATGCTTTAATCTCAGAACCATTATTTAAAACAAAAGAAGATCTATTGTCGATTTCAATTGATGCAATCTGATCAAACCAAGGCGGCAATAATTTTATCATTGCCTTAACTTTTTTAACAAGATTTGCTGCTGTGCTAAATTTTGTTGCAATAACAAGAACATTTTTATCGCGATGAAACAATAACATCCATGAAACATATGCAGCTGTAATTGTTGAAATTCCCATTTGACGGGATTTTAAAATAACATTATTTCGATAATCATTAAACTTGTTGAGAAGTTCTTGTTGAAAGTCCCAAGTTTTAAAAGGAATTTGTCCGCGCTGCGGATGTGCAATTTTACAATAGTTATCTATAAAATAAACGGGGTCTTTGCCGCACTTGACAATCTCTTTAACAAGATCTTTTTTGGATAGATATTGAGACATACATATTAAATAGGCTCTACGTTAATCTGAAGTTCTTCTCCTGACTCTTTTTCTTCTTCATCGGAAATCGGGGGAGGATCTCCAGCCTCACAACTTTCAGGAGATCTTTTATCATCACGGAATGTATCAACCGCACCACGCATTTTGGGAACACCCTTTTTCACTTTCTCGGGCGTTTTTTCGTTGTCCTCTAGTGCATCAAAAACTTTGTCCACTACGTCACCGTGGGTTTTGAGTAGAAGTTTTAATTGTTTTAATACAGTAGCTCCTTTTTTAAGATATAGGGCAAGTTTTGTTCCTTTGCCAAGAACATCGCCAATTATTGGAGCCATGCTTAAAAACGAAAGTCCAGCATAAAGATAACATCCTCTTGTCAAATACCATACTCCATTTATTGCATCGGGAATTGCGCCGGCTCCTCCCAAGGGATCCAAAACAACCCCCAAAATATCTAAAACTAAATGACCGGCGTCCTGTATCCAATCTTTAACATCTTCGTCTAATTTTTCAAAGTTATCGTTTTCCCAAAGATGTTCGATATCGCTTTCTGTGATGTATTTTATAATTCGCTCTTCTTTTAAGAGCTGATCTTCATTCAAATAACGCCGCCATCTTTCCATTAGGAGTTTCATGCTGTTCCTCCAAACATGCGAACAAATATCTCTGGAGTTTCTGGATTATCTAGGTCTAGAATCTTTGCTTTTATACTCTCAACCTTTTGATCGATTGCTTTTTGAAGACGATGATTTCCGTCTAAAACATATCTATATTGACCACCATTCTTAACTACTATAATCGGATAATCTAAGTTAGCTGCTGCTACTCTTTCTGCGCCG